TACTTTACGACCAACCTCCATATAACCATTTCCAGTTGCTTGGACATCAACATAAATCTTTTCCATAATCTTAGTAAAACTATCATCACTGTTTAGGTTCTCAAGCCAATCTCTCATCTCAATCTTTGCTCTTTCGATTCTTTTTCGAGCACGAGAAAGTGATGTAGAATCTTCTACGTTTTCAAGTTTTGACATTGTTCTTGAAGAGACAACAAAGTCATATCCAAGTCCAACAACGTTTTCAACCTTTGCGTCAATTGCAGCATGGTTGGCAAAAGATGTATCGTAATAATTTGCTAACTCATAAAGATTGTAGGGGGGTGTAATTACATCAAAAAGTCCATAACCATTTCTAACGGCTGCGCCAGGATTAATAGCCTTTGATTTTGTATTATCCAATCCAGACTGAACAGCGCTTGCACTATCTAAGTATGCAGTGCTTGGATCTATGGCTTTACCAATTGAACGACCAACACGTCTTTTAAAATTTGCATCTAAATTATTTAAACCTTTTATTGCATCCCAGTTTTTATTAAATGGATCGTTCTTTTTAAATTCATTATCTTTTTCTAATAGGTTGTCAATACTGGCTCCAATATAATACTCTTCTTCGTTAGTCATCGGAACCGTGCTCCTTTATTGTTTGTTGCGCTGCGTAGACTGCGCCTAAATCATTCATATTAGGAATGAGTCCTTCTTTCATTCTGGCAATCTGCTCAGAGTATTCCATTTCACTTACACGATTTACTCCAGGATGAAAAACTGGTTTTCCTTCTGGCTGACCCCAATACTCTGCTGCTTTGCGTAATTCCATGATCTTTTCAAGATCACCTTTACGTGCTGGAATGTTTAAAAGGTTTCCGTGACCATCTCCAAAGACCTTGCCATTAGGTTTTTCCCAGAAATATAAACCCCAGTCATAGTTTTTTTCAATAAGTTTGATCTTGGATTTACCAACTTGGTTTGGATTTTTCTCATTCATAAACATTAGTATACCATATTATGCTACAGTCGATACAGAACTTTGCCAAACTACGTCTTTAAATACCTTTAAGTAATCAGTTTCTATGTAAATTCCCTGATTATCATCTAAAATATACTTATTTGTACCAACATAGTTTTTATATACTTCTCCCGCATTAACAATATATCTGCTATCTCTACTCTTAATTAAAACGTTATCCCAATTTGAATTATCCCAATAGTTCCAAAGTTGTTCGTCTATTTCTCCCCACGTTCTAAACAAAATTTGTTGCTCAAGTTGTGAATTAGTTCCTTTATAAAAAGATATGTTGTTAAAAGTCATTAAATGTTTTAAATTTATTTTTCCAACATATGAATTTAAATTTAGATTGACTGGGAACGATATGCCTAAAATTGCCCATCTTTGAATTGATATAGTTGGCTCTACTGTATAAATTCCGTCTAAATAATACAGCAATTGTGTAAATGGCAATCCATCAGATTTTGTTTTAGCAAAAATCGTTGCCCTATCTGCATTTGATGAATTGGCCTGAATGTAAAATTCTATTGTATCATTTGCATATTCTATTTCAAATATTAAAACTGGATCCTCTGGAAATGCCCACAAATCTGACCTAATAAACATTTGAACAGCACTTAAAGAGTATTTAATATCTAGGCCTGCATTAATATCGATAGCAAACCCACGATTTAAATTATTTAATCCATCTCGTAATTCAATACCGCTTTTTCTTGTAAGATATAAATACGGAACACTTTCTTTATCAATAACATATGGATTTACTCCTTTGTAATCAGGTATTCCGCTTGCTAGTTTGTATGGAACCAAATTTGTTCCATATCTACTTGTTATTGGATTTGAAGCATTTGCATTTAAACTTTTTGCTGCAAATTCTATTTTTCTTAATGAAAGTTTGTTATGTAAAATACCAAATACTTTAAACCTAACAGAATAAACCATTGATATAGTATTAAAATCAATATCTTTTGATGGATATATTAGGTAGTTATCAACAATCTCAAACCTTTCAGTTTGCCAATCTGCCTCAGTATTTAAATTTAATATTCTTTTTTTAATTGCTGGATTTGTTGTTGCGTAATCTGCGTTTGTTTGCGTAATGCCTTGAGAAATATCTTGAAAAGTAACATATACCCTTACGTTTAAATTATCAGTATTTATTGAGTCAGTATTATCTACCCAGTACGTATCTCCTTCTTCTTTTACTTCAGATGGTGCTGGATAATCAATATTAAACTGAATAAAGTCAATATCTGTTATAGTTTCTCCATTTTCATCTAAAACATCTTTTGCAAGTACGGATAATGGAATATAATCTTCCCAATATCCAAATACTGAAATATCAATAAAAAAGTTTCCGTAATCTTCAAAAGAAAATAAAGTATAACTAGAAACATGATCAATAATAGAGTTTGAAAAATTAAAAGTCCCATCATTATAGAAATATGAATCTAGTGTAAAAGATGTGTGTTTGTATGTATTAATTCCAACATTGTATATGTTGCCAGTAAACATGTCTTCTTGATTTGGTTGGCTTCCAATATACAATTTTAATAATCCTGGATTTGCAAAAAATTGAGCAAGACCACCAGTTGTATTATTTGCAATTAATTTTGAAATTTGAATTCCAGCAGTAAAAATTCCAACGGGACAAGTGTGTGATCTAATTGTAGTTGAAACTCCAGCATAAGTAAATACATAATTTAATAAAGTAGAATCTTTCTTAATAGCAAAACTATTTACTCCGTCTGTTATGTATAAAAACATAGCGTCTTGATTTTCTTCTAATTTAAATGTTCCAACAATAGAATCTATTGTATTTGAAATAAATGAAAGATTTTCAAAATATACATAAGAGTCTGTACCCCAAGTTCCAGATGGTTTTAAACTAAAAAATTTAGATCCTGTAGTTTGAATTAATTTATTGGCAGACTCTAATTCTATTATGGTTTTATTGCCAGATAAAACAAAATTAGGTAATTGATAATCTGGAGTTTTAAGTGTTGACGCTCCAGAAATTAAATTGTCTTCAATTCCAGAATCCCAAGATCTTGTAGTTGGATATGTAACGTTATTGCTATATCCTGCAAATGGATAATCTATTTCTATTGTTGATCCACCATAATAATTATCTATAAGTTCGGGAGTTGTTGGAATACCCTGACCTAAAACATAATGTATTTTTGCTGCATTTATTGAAATAGCATATGGATATAACGATATACAATCAATTTTAATTTGGTCTACATATGTTTGATATGCATACAGGGCAATCCAGTCATTACTTTTACTTGTTTGTAATGCATCATGTTTTGATGGAAGATTCATTGATAATGTATTAAGTGTTAAAGATCCAACCTCTTCGCCATTAACCAAAAGAACTGCTCTATTTTTAATAATTTTAATATGAATAAGCATTGGTCTATACCATTCACCAACAAAATGTGAAACAAAATCTCCATCAATTACTAAAGTTAAAAAACAATCTTTTACATATAATCCATCTGTTGATGCTATTGGTCCTAAAATTCTTTTTGCATCTGTTGTATTTACGTCTGCTTGTAACCAAACCTCTAATGTATAATCATTATGCCTTCCAGATTCATTTAAAAATCCATATCCTGGAAAAATAAAAGATGGTTGGGTATTTGTAATTAAATCTGCTTCATCTACAAAATAATTAACATCTGTCCAAGACTCCTCTTGATTTTTCCAATAAGACCAACTTTCTTCAGCAACCTGTCCCCAAGTTCTATAATCAACTATTTCTGAATGTGGGATTAACTGAACTGCCCTATCTGATCCATAAACAAGCGGTACACCAAAATTTTTACCACTTAAAGAATTATTGTCAACAATATAATATGCACTATTTGCATTAAGTCCATAAGCATTTGCTTCAATAACTCCATCTAAGGAAAGATTAATATCGGCTGGGGCTGAAAGTTTTGTTTGGCCCAATGATGTTGAATTAAATTCTTCGCTATGTTGACCTGCAGTAATTCCATTAAAATGAATATTATAATCTGCAACAGTTGCTCCTCCTGGAGAGGAAACAACCTTTATAACAAACTTAAATTCTTTATCAACGTCTGGAAAAGTAAATGTTGCTGTAATTGGAGTCCAAACCTCTGATTCAATAACTGTAAAATCTTTAAATTGTGATCCTCCATCATACTCATAACCAATAGATATTGAAACAATATTTGTACTTGCTGTATAGTAGTACGTGCTTAAAGCAAAAGTTTGTAATGTAGGATTTAAAGATTGA